GTCGCCCTCGACCTCGTTGGCATCGACGCCGAAGTCGCCATCGTTGCCCGCCCGCTGGCCTTTGACGACGTAGCTCGACATGACAGCCTTGAAATCGAGGTCGCAACTGCCTTCCCGGATGTTCTGCCCCAACGCGAGCGCGGTTGTGGCATTGCCGGCGCTGCCGACGTCAATGAACACCAGGTCGCCACGGGCGTTATCGGTCGACAGCACGTGACGCAGGCGCATCAAGCGATCGATGCTCTCGAATACCGTCTCCCCAACCTGGACCTGGTGTTCGGTGATCGGCGAGCCGGTATCGATTTCGGTCAGCACGCGCACGCCGTAGGGAGCTGCCAAAGCTGCCGCGATCGTTTCCAGCTTGGCGTTGCGCCAGACATTCGTGTTGGCTGCTGCCGGCTTGACCACGGCACCGGTCTTGCCGTCTTTGCCTTTGACGTCAGCCCAGAGGCTTGTGCCAGCGGCAGGCGCACGGCCGGCGTCGGGGGTACAGCAGTCGACCAGATCGCAAGTGCGGCTGCGTCCTTTGACGGTCACGCTGATGCGCTTGCCGTCGTACTGGATCGGTGTGGCATCGACATAGCCGGTCAGCACCAAGTCGTCGCCGATGAGAACCTGACAGGCGTCAAAAGGCCGGATGCGACGCCAGACCGGTGGTGCAGAGTCCGCCGTCGCGGCCGATGTCGAACCCGGCCAGCGGTCAGTGACCTCGAGCTCAAAGCTGCGAGCCTGACGCTCGATGCCGGCCTCGATGCGGATCTTCTTCCAGCCGCCGAATTCCTGGCCATTGACCACCAGACGCACCTGATTCTCCGGCAGGCCCGCCGGATAGCCTGGATCGATCGTCGCCATGTCAGGCTGCCGTTACAGACAATGCGCCAGGGGGCACGAAGCCGGGATGTCGAATGCCGTTGCGTAACTGAATCTCCGCGTCGCGCGTGGCATCGGCATACAACTCATAGGCGATGGCCAGCATCGGCATGGTTTCGGGGGGCGTCCAAGTGGTCAGGCTCACCGCGCTTTGGGCGCGTGACGTCAGGTCGACGTAGACCGCGCTGCTTGCTTGCTGCAACGCCTCATAGGCCTCGTCGCCGCACCGCGCCATCTCGGCATCGAGGGCATTCAGCAAGGCGTCACGCACGGCCAGCATCGTGTCCTGGGTGACCTGTTGCACCACCGGGGTACTGCCATCGGCCTGATTGATGCCGAATTGCGGACTGTCCTGCTCGGTCCCCACCAGGGATGAAATGCCCACGGCCTGCGCCAGCAAAAGTTGACGTCCCAGCGCGTAGACCGCCACGGTATTGGCATTGATCTGACGACGCGAAGGCGTGCTCGCATTCGTCGGTACGCTGACGGCCATGCTTGTGGACGACGCAGTTCCGGTGAGCAACCTGACAACGTTGGACCACGCCGCCACGGCGCCAGCAGATCCGGATAGACCGAAGGCATTGAGTAAGGTCTGGCCGAGCATTGCCGGGTTGTTCAGAAACGACGCCGCTTGAGTGATCAGGTTCGCAACCGAGGTCGCCTCGGATGCGAAGCTCGCCAGCGCCTGGGCTGTTTGCCCCGCTCCAATGACGCTTAACATCGAAGCCAGATTGCCTCGCGCAGCGGCAGCCACAAAGCTCTGAAAACCAGCAACGGTGAAGTTGTCGGCAAAATCCTGGATGGCGGCCGAAGCCAACACATCGGCGGCGATCCGGCTGGCCGGCTGCGTCGAGCTGCTCGGCGTCGGGAAACTCAGCTCACCCGACTCGACAAAGGCCAGCGACATCGTCGCCATTCCCAGACCGGAGTCGAAGCGTACCCGGGCCGGCGCACTCAGGCTCACCTGCATGGTGCCTAGCCAAGGATGCACCAGGGTTCCGGGTCCGGCTGTCTCCACTGCCGCAAGCAGGCGGCTGACCTGATCGATGTAATCCGCACCGATCAGGAAGGCCTCGAGCGCGATTTCGCGGGTGGCGCGGCCGAGGTCCTCGACCCAGGGCATGTCGCGCTGGGGATATTCGTGGACCTGGACCCGGCGGCCGGCGCCCAGGTCGGCGCCATTGATCTGAAAGGGCACCCCGCGAAACGACGCAGGATGCAAGTTGTCGGCATAGTTCGACATGGCGGCTCCTTACGACTTTTCTATGGCATCAACAGCGCATGCGCGCTGTAGCCCGCATCGACATTGATCGGCATGGTGCCGCCGCGCACCTGTTCGACGCGCGAACCTGCAGGCAAGCCATCGATCTTGATGTTCACTTGGCCCTCCACCTTGGCCGAACCCGAGGCCGCAGCAATCAAGGGAGAACGGTCGCCAGCAGTCGGCAATGGCACGGAGGCGACTACAGGGTTGGCTGACGGATTGGCAAGCGCCGGGTTTGCTGAACCTGTGTCGCCACCGCCGAAGCCGAGTGCGTGTCCGACTGTTTTGGCGGCGTCCACCATCCAGCGCAGCTTGTCCGAGAGCCACTGCACGAAGCCACTGAACCAGGCTTTGAGCGGCTCCCAATGACCAATGATCGTGTTGGCGATCCAGCCGATAGGCCCCAGGCAGGCGAGGATCAGTTCGGCATGGGCCTTGATCCAGTTCCAGAAGCCGGTGAACCAGCCTTTGACGGTGTCCCAGTTCTCATAAACCAGCCAAGCAGCCGAGGCGATCGCGAGGATGATGCCCAGCGGGTTGGCCATCAGGGCAGCACCCACGGCACGGATGCCGCCAGCAACCAGGCCAAAGGCGCCAGACATCAGGCCGCTCATGGAAATTGTGGTGGTGGTCAGCAGCGCCCAACCCGCGCGCAAGAACGCAAGCGGCCCGGTGACCAGGCTTGATGCCGCCAACCCGGTGCGCATCATGGACAGCAGCGCTGCATTGCTTGCCACATAGGCCTGTGCTGCCATGCCCAGAAACGCCAGGCCTGCGCGCCCGACCGCGCCGACCAGACCGCCCAGGGCCATGATCGTCTGGGCATTCATCACGACCGCCAGGCCGATCAGCGCATTGCGCGGACCGCCGACGAAGTCGACCAATTTGCCGATGCCCTGTCCGAAGGCCAGGACGCTCTTGGCCATGCCGCGCCAGTCGATGCTGGAGAGCCAATGTCCGAGATCCTTGGCCATGCGGCCGACCTCGGCGGAAACCAGTTTCTTGTTGGCCGCCATCCAATCGTTGAAGCCATCGAGCAGTGGTTTGATGGCCGGCACCAGGTTCTTGGCGATGGTCATCTGAAAACCCTTGCTGACCATCTCCAGATCGCGCAGTGACTTGGCGAATTCGCGTGATCGGTCAATGTCCTCTTCGTTCATGACGCCCTTGAAGCGCGACATGCGGGCCTGGGCTTCCTCGATGCCTTTGCCACCAGCCTCCAGGAGCGGCACAATTTCCTGCCACTTCTTGCCGAACAAGGCCATGCCCATTCTGGCGCGCACCGCCGGGTTCTCGTTGCGCACGAAGGCATCAGCCAGTTCGGGTAGCACGGTCATGCCCGTGCGCAACTGACCCGACGCATCGCGCATGGCAATGCCCAGACGCGCAAAAAGCGCAGCCGCTTCCTTGCCCCGGCCGCTGGCGGCACGCCCGAGGGTCAGATTGAGCTTGCCCATGGCGCCTTCCATCTGCTCGACCGCGACGCCGTTTTGCTCGGCCACGTACTTCATGCGCTGGAACTGCTCGACGCTCATGCCGGCGCGTGTGGCGCCGTGGTGGACCGTTTCTCCCAGTTCGGCGTAGGCATGCACGGCGTCCTTGACTTTGGCCAGACCAAAACCAGCGGCCAGACCGCCAGCAATGCCCACAGGCAGACCGAATTTACCGGCGATGCCGGTGGCGCTCTTCCCGATGTCGGTGAGGTATTTGCGCGCAGCCTTTGCCGGGGCCTCGACAGATTTGAGTGCCCCGATCAGGCTTTCTGCATTGGCCGACAGGATGGCCTTGAGCTCGAATCGATCAGACATGACTCAGTCGTCGTGAAGTTGGCGCGCGATGCGTTCGGCCTGTTGGTGCCATAGATCGAACTCAGCCAGACTCAAACTCAGGACGTCGCGCGGGGATGTTTTGAAGAACCAGGCGACTTCGAAGACGCGGTCGGCGAATTGCTCGTCCGATCCACTGAAGCCCCGTCTTCCCCGAAAAAACCCAGTACAGCCTGCGTTGCGCGGCCAAAGTCACCGAGCGACAGCGCCTTGACGCTGGACAGCGGAATCGCGGCCAAGCGAGCCACGTAATTGGCCACGACGTTCATGCGGACTTCGACGGCCGGGTCTTCCATGCCATTGCCCGGCAGCAGCCGCATCGGCTGTCCCAGGTCGATCAAGTCGGCCGTGGTCGGTTGGCGCAGGACCAGGCAGTCAATCTCCTCACCGTGCGCCCTGACTGGTGTGGACAAGGTAATGGTCAGTGTGTGATCGATCATTGGTTGTTACTCCACTGTCCCTGGCTGCCCGAGAACTCGATCTCGATCGTGCCTTCGATGGGTTTGGCTTTGGGCTCTCCGCGCACGAAGGCATTGGAGAGTGTG